TCTGAATCTTACCGATAAATTTTAGTTTACTTATAACTTCTTTATGAGATTCCATGTCGTTACAGTGTTTTATTTTATATACAGTTGCTTTAATTTTAAATTATAAAATATCTACAAATTTATCGCTTCTTCGAAAGTTATATATCGTCGATTATATGGATCTTGTGGATGTCCTCCATTGGGTCCCGATGAGTACTTCGGCGTTCGATATAATTGGAATATATATCCCACATTTTTGAACTTTAATTTCATGGTTTTGATTATTTCATCGTTCACCAAAAAACAATTTACCCCTTTTGTATCACAGTAAACGAGTGTGTAATTGAAATACTGACCTAATTTCTTCAGTGATAACAATGAAGCTCCAAAGTAATTCGATTTATCCCATATTTGTCGCTCATTATATATCACTATCTTGTCTTCATTCGGCAAATGTGTTGCATTGTATTCACAAATAATTATATCACAAGTGTGCTTTGAAAGTATTTTTTTCAAGCAGTAAAAATCATTATAATCAATATCAACTGAAAGTAAGTTTATATTTTCTGGAACATCGTGCTTTGCAAAAAGTTCAAGAACATTGTCCTTCGTTATAAATTCTTTTTGTAAATTTATTTCTTTGTTTTCATGACTTCCATCCATTTGCAGACCTTTCCAATCATATTTTTCTCGTAAAATTCTAGTATTACATTCAACACCATTCTCGACACCAAATTCGACGTAGTATCCTCCTTTCACGTCATTTCCATACAAAAGTTCAATCAATTTCATCGTCACACCGTCTTCACCGTTCTGAGAGAAGATTCTCTGTTCGAAAGGTTCTAAATTTATTTCATCCATTATTTTTATGTATAAAGAATTTGCTTTAATTTGAATTCGGATTTTTATAACTTTGTTGGAAAATTTATAAAAATGCAATTTTTTTAAGCATTTGCTGAACCAGATACAAGATTTCCGGTCGCATCAATACATGCCAATGGTAAAAATTTATTACTTGCTGGATTTCCACTACCTGTATTGTAAAAACATAGTTGCCCAGTCGAGTTTTCTCCAATCGTCCAAGAATTTTGACCACTTATTTTCAAACCACTTGTAGGAGGTGCTGTAGGCGCAGTCTTGCTACCAATCACCTTGAGAGCGTCTGTAGATGATGTTGGTGCAGTTACATTCAAATTTGATGACGTTGTTAGTGAGCTAGCTGTCATTGCACCAGCTGTTATTGCACCAGCTGTTATCGCTTTATTAAAAGTTGTTGGTGTATCAATAGTAGTTGTTCCACCCCTAATAAAATTGTCATAATTAGTACCATACCCAAAATGAGTAAACATACCTGATCCATTTTTAATATTTATTAACCCACCTGGAACAGTATTATCGTTGGCGGCCGTCCTAAAATCAGTCAAAGTTCCTCCAAAAAAAGCATTTGCCGTGCTTGTTAAATTTCCTGATGCCGTGATCGCACCACCTGTTAGTGCATTATAATTTACAGTTGCTGCACCCAAATTACCATAAAATGTGGATCCAGTAATTGAACCTGTTGACGTTAAACCACCTGATGCTGTTATTAAACCTGATGCCGTGATCGCACCACCTGTTAATGCATTATAATTTACAGTTGTTGAACCCAAATTACCATAAAATGTGGATCCAGTAATTGAACCTGTTGACGTTAAACCACCTGATGCTGTTATTAAACCAGTTGACGTTAGAGTTCCACCAACGGTTGCATTGTTAGTTATACCTAATGAACCTCCAGTAATTGAACCCGATGTATTGAAAGATCCTCCTGTAAATGCACCATTACCCGTAATTCCACTTGCATTTGTACTAATACCACCATATGCATTCAACATACCACCCATTGTTACATTCACTTGATTTCCAGCCATGTTTCCAATATTAATAGTTCCACCCTTATCAGTAGAATTTATTTGATTTGTAGAAAGTGTTCCTAGTGAAGTAATATTAGATCCTGTCAAAGCATTATAAGAAACAGTTGCTGCTCCTAAATTACCATAGAATGTACTTCCGGTGACTGCTCCTGAAAAAATACCCGTTGTCCCTGAAAAAGAACCTCCCACGAAAGTTCCGGTTGTGGACGCTGTATAAAAATTTGCTCCTGTAACCCCCCCAGTTGATGAGATACTTGTAACATTTGAAATTGAACCTGAAATACTTGATCCTGAAACCGATGTGTTAATTAATGATGAACTAATCTTTCCAGATGAATCAAATAAAGGAGTTCCACTGATCATAATTTTTGAAGGAGTGGTATATGTAACGGTTGCCTTTTCTCCAAAACTTACACCCGTTCCATTGAAAGTAACGACTTGATTTGTACCTGTAAAATTTACATTTGCACCAGTGAAATTTGAAGTAGTTGCCCCAACATTATGATAAGCACCTTGAAAACTTTGTGAACCTAGTCCATCTGCATTGATTCCTGATACAATATTTCCCATTTTTTATTATTTATTATCCATAATAAAAAAAAAAAATTTTTTATTCTTATCATATAATATTTTCTTGTGATTTTACTTCATTTTCTTTCACGAATCAGCGGAAATTACTTCTACTGACTTACTTGATGTTTTCTTTTGATTTATTTTCATACCAGTCTCATGTATCTGTGAAGCTAAATGTCGTTTCATAAAATTACTTCGAACTTCATGGCCGCATTCACAGGTAACCTTCAGCACTTTTTGATGAGTATTCCCTTTCAATTTGTTCTCAAGTGATAATCGATGGATTTCGGTTCTTTTGTGTTTCGCCATGTAGTTTCGTTGAAGTGTAACGCCACACTCACAGACTATTTTTTCAGCTTGGTACGCAAGTATTTGTTCTTTATTTTCCGCGTATCGTTCCTTCGTCTTCTCAAGAACAATTTCTTTATTTTCAATATAGTATTCTTTCGCTCTTTCGAGAACAGATTCTTTATTTTTTTCATAATAATCCTTTTTATATTCTTTGAATTCTTCCTTATGTTCCTCATAATATTTCCGGTTAGCTTCATTCAGTTCTTCTCTATGTTCTTCTCTATATAATTTGGATTGATCAGCAAAAATTTCTTTACGCTCGTCATAATATTCTTTACAGTACGCATTCAAAGCATCTTTGTTGTTTTCGCGATATTCCGCCTGATAAGCATCTATCTTTTCTTTATTTTTTTCAGCGTATTGTTTATGCATGAGTGCAATTTGTTCTGCATTTTCTTCTCGATAAATAGCATCACGCATTTTGAGAGCTTCACTATTGTCCTCTCGATATTGTTTCTGATACTCGGTCAAAGTTTCTTTATTATCTTGATAATATTCATGTTTGACTTCTTTTCGTCTTTTTTCGATTTCATCTTCGCTAAGGTCTTTTTCAATATCTACAGATGGATCTACATCATCAAAAGCATCAACAAACATATCTATTATATTTGTAAACAATGATATATTCTCATCTTTTGGAAGAATGAATCTATCTCTATTGGCAACCTCTCTATACTTGTCAAGTTTTGTTAACACACATTTTTCAATTTGATTCATCTGTTTTGCACTATTGCATGATCTATAATGAATTACCTCAGTCTCATGGGTTTTATTATAATCAGACAGTCTATCTACGAGACTTATAGCTTTTCCTACAACATATATTCGTTCTTTTTTATGATATTCATCTTGAACCATATAAATTGTATTTTTTCCTTCATATGCAACACGCGTTTGTTTTTGGACGACCTTGTTCTGGAGAATTTTAATTTCTTTATTCTTTTCAATATGTGCCTCTGTCAAGAAACTATTTTCCTCTTTCAATTCAAGTTTCTCTTCTTCTATTCTCTTTTTTTCCTCCTCTAACAGAAGTTTCTCATTTTCAATTCTAAGTTTTTCCTCCTCTAATTCCTTGTTTTTATCGATAATGCTTTGAATCTTGTATTCGCCTTTCTTTCTCAAAGTTGGAAGAATTTCTCCACAAACAACCTCTTGAAATTTTTCTGCAATTGGTTTATTTGACCGCATAATAATCTTATATAGTCCACACTCATTGATTATAGCCATATTTTGATTACCTCCAAGGGTGGGCAAAACTTGCTCCCCCTTCCATTCATCTGGTAAAATTCTTAAAGCACTCCTATTATCTTTTATATCCAATAATTCACAAACATCTTTTGCAACAAACCATGGTTTGTCATAAGTACCAACTATTCTAATAGTATTTTCATTGAAGGAAATCGTTTGGTCGATTTGTTTAATTAGTTCCATTTTATTATATATTCTCATTTCTTTAAATAGCTTTGTTAAAAAAAACAAGGGTGTAGAAAAAATCACCCCCTTTCATAAAGGGTGAGCAAGAAATATACCCCCTTTAATCCAAGTACGATTTTATACCTCAAAAGATATAAAATCAAAATTGTACTGTATTCATTGTATGTATTATGTTATTACTATTCTTGGGCGAAATTTCTCTTTCAGCTGTTCGAGTACTTTTCTTCTATGTTTATATCGGAAATTATACTGGCTTAATATGAAATCTTTCTTAAACTGATACTTCTCATTTGGATTTGGCTTTCCAAACGCGATATTCAGGATCTCATCGATTGAATTTATGGCTATTTTTATGTAGTAAAAGAAATCGATTGTCAACACACTACTATGGTTCAGAAAATATTCCATGCTCTCTAATTTTTCATACTGTTTTGCCGTATGATTCTCGATGCCCGTCACAAGAAACTCCAATCTTGTTCCACTTTGTACGAGTTGCCCTCGACGTTTCATCTTCTCCGCTAATTGCACTTGTGCAGGCAAACATCTTTCGTAATACTCCTTAAGTGTTCGTGCATCCTTTAATTTCATTTGTTTCTCGATGTCCTTGGGGTCTTTGGGTAATTTAGGGACTTTATAATCACCAATCTTGACTTTCTCTTTACCTTTCTCATCAAAGTAAGTCTCGAGGATCAATTCACCATTGATTCGACATCGGTCATCGCATTCTGAAAGTGCACCCGTGTTTCCGACTGATTTTGTGACGACGAAATCTTTATAAGGAACAGAGTTTGAGCAAAGACGATTAAATTCTTGGATGATATGATAGAGAATTTCATCGCGATTCTCTTTATCGATTATCTTCGTGACGACGGCCTCGTATAGATTCCTTACAAAAATTGAAGAGTCCCTTCTGCTTAAAAGAACACCCTTTTTACCTATTTTTTTATCAACCACACCATCTCTACTTTCACCTCTGTACATATACCTTTTCTTGGTAAGTATGAAGAAGTCCTTGAAAATTGCATCCTCGAATTCGAGTTTAATGGGCCTGGGAAACAGGCTCGAAACTTCTCTCGCGACCATTTCAGCATAGTCCCATGCCTCCGACGCAGGAGCATTTTTCAAATGAGGGAAATGTATATAATTTGAATCTGTCGTAAATACCTACTTTAACAAGTAGGACTAGACTATATCTTAAACAACTTAAAGTTGTCCACATCTGTTTAGTCGTTGAACCTTTTCCATATCTCTTGTTGGAAGAAGACTTAGGAACTTGGCTGCGGATTATCTCGAATCTTTTTGTTTTTACAACTTATAGTGGTTAACTATAAAATCCTTAATATTTCTAAGAAAGATCTGTAAAAAAGACTTTGTATAAGATGTCCCCGCAATTTAGATGTGTTGCCTTCCGTAAAAACCAAAGACTAGCAATAAATTTTGTTTATCACTGAGACCAAATTAATCTCCATATACCAATTCACCTCCATATTTTTCAGGAATCGTTTTCGCAACAATTTCGATGTTTGTTCTTCCCATGAACGTCGTCGCCATTGCAGCGGCCATCAAGGGTAAATATCCCTTTCTTACTCCAAGGGCACCATACATGCTATTATGTACAATCATATTTCCAACTCCTGCCGCAAAATGATGATTTTCAGTTTCTATATCATAAACGTATTCCACATAATCTTTCTCAGTGTAGATATTTTTCTGATTTTTACATTCAAATTTACCATCATTTTCACATTTACATATTTTTACTGTTTCAGGTAATCTATTTTTTAGATTTTTTAGTTGCATTTTATGTTCCTTTCCACAACAGTACTTTTTGTAAATGAGTTTTTTACCTTTTGTAAAATATTCTGTGATATAGGAATATCTCTCATTCGCACATAAAATTGCATCATCCAGGCTATCTAATAACTTTTGTCGTGGAAATCTCTCACAATGTAATACTATATTCCTATAATTCGATGTTTCATTCTCAAATTCAATTAATTCACCGTTTCTAACGATATTCTCTGTAATTTTTTCACTGTATTTCGCGTTTTCTTCTGTAATTGTATCAAGTTTCTTAATTGCATCAACGTTTCTGATTCTAAAATCAGTGCAACATTGCAATCTATAAATAAATTCCGCATTTTTCTTTTCTGGATCCGTAGTATAACTAACACTTACTTTGTATCCCAAACTTTTTGCAAGAAATATTAATGATGCAGCCCCTCTTGAACCCTTATTATTTATGACTATTCCTACATCAAGATTTCTATTACCATCTCCATTATAATAGCCCATGAAAAATGCCTGTCTTACTTTAAAAGATGCAGTGAAAATGTAGTCAGGAAATTTCTTATATTTTCTTTTATCGTAGAACATTTCCCGGTAACTTCTTACTATATCGATTTTCGATTTCTTTGGCACTAAATGATAAATTTTCCCAGATTCATAGTATCTCGAAATTTCGAATTCTCCATCGCCGAGTTTATTTAGGATATCTCTACATCTTTCTAATAATCGCCGATCTTGATTATAAATAACCCACGATGATTTAGCCTTTCCTAATATACCCCAAATTCCGGATGTACCTTCAGCGAAAAACACGCCATGTACAAACGCCCTTTCTTCATCATCACCTGAAAGAGTATATGAATTGATCGATTCATCAGACAAAGATAAAAAAAGAGGTTTTCTTGGGGTATCATCAGGTAGGGGGAAATCTTTATGTAATAACTCATCACCAATTTCAAGGTCTTTTGGTTTCACTTCTTCACCATTTTTTCTTAATAAAGAATGATCTCCAGTACAATCAACGCACCCGGTATGTGTATTGACTCTAAATAATTTTTCAGTCTTCGGATGTCTCATGACAAATTTAGGTTTTGTATAACCTAAATCACTCCAAACTTCAAGATTATCAATAGGAGTTGATACTTCTTGTTCTTCATTGATTCTTTTCCAATCACCTTTCGATATTTCCTCGATCGTTTTATAAATAAAATTTCCATTGAATCTACATGGAATAGGTGTCGTTGATGCGACGCTATTTGCCGAAATTTTGTAAGCTAATTGTCTCTTGTCTAAAACATCATTCATTGTTTTTAATTCTTCGACCTTCTTGACATCACCATTTTCTAATAATTTTTTTATTCCATTTTTATTATCTTTGATTTGAACTCTTGTATTTTTTCTCGCATCCAGTAAATTTTGTAGCATAGTTGGAATAACTCCTTTAGGTTCCTTAAGAAAGCGGAAACGTCTTTTTTCACACATTGGGTTTTTTGATAGCCCTTTTGTAATTTGAGATCTTTCCTCAATATAAGGTTTCAAATCCTCCACTTTCTTATTTATTTCATCTACTATATCTTGTCGAGATAATTTATTGCACTTCTTATCTCTCTTTTCCCGAAGATCTTTCAATTCTAATTTAACCGAATCTATATACTTCGTAAGGACATTTTTACGAATGACCTTGGGATCATGGGGGCAACTAATGCAGTCGGTCCACTCCATAACATGACATTTACTATCCGGTATACTTTCATCATTAACTAAAGTTGTAAAATCAATATTGTAGGCTATAATCGTGGTTGGATATAAACTGGCGAAATCAAAAGGTAGAACTCGGTCATAAATTCCAGGAACTGGTGGAAACACATGTGCCCCAACATACCGTTCATTATCTTTTGTTGGGTATCCATCTTTTTCAACCACCATATTGTTCTTAAAACAGAACTTATATACCTGTGAGTAAACTTTGATTTGTTGACCCTGTGTATAAAGGGAGAATATTGTGGTCCCGACTGTCCTAGCCATTTCACAAAGTCCCGTCCAACTTTTCAAAGTATCCATAAGTTTCACAACCAAGGCTGAGTCCTGCACACAATATTTCCCGACCTTACTTATAGCCTGAATTGCTTTTTTACTATAAGTACCATCGAGTTCCTTCTTAGTACCGATTCGATAACATTTAAATATTCCTTTCACCGAAAGTGGGTCTTTCGTGTCGTCTTTGAGAAAATATTCCGATACTGTCTTTAATCGATAGTTGTCCATCTTGAAATCTCTCTTAATCAATGGCAAAAGATCTACAAACAATCGTCCCTCTGCATCAAGAAACTGAAACTCCTGGTTTTTGTACGCGGATGACGACCACTTAATCACTCTCTCTTTCGCATGATTGTACTTATGAAATCCCATTCTATCAAATTGATCTATACAAAAAGAAGTACAATCGGATTTCGCACGAGCAATCATATATGGAATATCAAACCCGAGAATATTATAACCAACACATATATTTGGATTCTCTTTACAAATCAGTTTCGTGAATCCCACAAGCAAGTCGGACTCAGTTCGAAATGCTTGTATGATTGCATTTTCACCAACAAGCTTCGCATCGGGTTGTCCAAGAGATAAAAGATAAGGTTTATATTTCTCAGGAGGGTCACCTTCTCGTGCAAATACACAAGAAATTTGAAATATCTTATCTCCGGGATTCTCAGTCTTTGGCATAGCACTCGGATTACAAGAATTGACTTCAATATCGAATCCCATGATCTTAGGCTTCGCGAGGAGTTCCTTATTGTAAGGACTTAAATTTCTCCAACTAACCTTATATTCGAGATCACAAAGAGTGACTTGATCCTCTTTTGCTGTTCGTCGACCAACGAATTCAATCCATCCTGCAGTCGATATATTTTTCGCAACAGTTAATTGAAGAATCGGATCGGCGTCACTCTCATGAATTTTGAGAGTCATATTCCCGAATCCTGGGATATTTAAGGGTCTCTTGAGGCGATAATATAGCATTTGAATATCATTTTTACTTGAAAACTCGCAGTAAATATATGGAAATAATTTCCGAGATCCATCGGGATTCAAGTGTGCAAAATAAAGACGATGTTTTGCACGAAGTTCAACCTTGATGGGTTTGTGTTCGCCTAGAAGTTGATCGATCTTTCCATAAATTTTCCTTACCTTAATCTCATCCCATTTTATTGTATCGGGTAATTCAACATAAACATATGGCATGAAGTCATTGATGATTACACACATGTTCTTGTTCGATTCTGATAAACCGTACATACGTATCGATGTGACGTTTTCTTCTTTTTCATCAATACCCCAATAATATGAAAATACTCTGTTTTTTTCCATGACTTTGATTTTTTAAAGAATGAAATTTTAAAAAATCAATTTTTAGATTTGAAATTTATCAATTTCTATACTACTGGTTTAGATAAAGTACCGATTTTTAAAAACCACAAGAAACTGTTTTAGGGACATCGTAACCCTACATTTTTTATAAAAGTGTTTCTTGCACCAGAAACATCTCTATCACAAACTAATCCACATGAAACACATGTGT